AAAAAAAAAAGAGAGAGCCCCGCGCGGAGGAGATGGGGGCGGGGGGAGCCGATGCAGATGCTCCGAATATGGGGCTGACTTCTTGGAAAGGGGCGGTAGTGCGCAAACAAGATGTGATTATCGCCAAAAACTATTTGACGCACGACGAATTGGATTCTTTGAATCGACTGGTCGTTATCTTTTTAGAAACGGCTGAATTCAGAGCCAAGAACCGAAAAGACCTCACAATGAATTTTTGGCGTGAAAACGTCGATAAAATTCTGCTTTCCAACGACCAACGCTTGTTATCTAACGCTGGAATGGTCCGTAAAGAGCACAAAGACGAATTCGCTTATCAGGTTTACGAAGAATTCAATGCACGCCGCAAACGCAAAGAAGCTATTGAGGCAGACCGTGAGGATATGGAACAACTGAAAGAACTGGAAAACGAAATAAAAAACCGTCCTATATGAATTCTAAAACCTATCAAATAGACGCCCAAAGCCTCGAACAGGCGCACACCCTTTTCGAATCGGGGGACATTGACCGCATAGAGGTAGGAACTGTGACCGGACTTTGTGAGATTCACCGCTATCTATTCGGTGGGTTGTATGACTTCGCCGGAAAGATTCGGACGCTGAACATTGCAAAAGGTGGCTTTCGCTTTGCAAATTGCCTTTACCTGGGCGCGATACTTCCGGTAATCGAGCAGATGCCGGAAACGACCTTTGAGGAGATCATCGCAAAATACGTTGAAATGAACATCGCCCACCCGTTCATGGAGGGCAACGGCCGGGCCACCCGGATATGGCTCGATATGATGCTGAAAAAGCGTCTCCGGCGAGTTGTGGACTGGCAGAAGGTAGACAAAGATTTATACCTTCAGGCGATGGAACGCAGTCCAATAAATGACCTTGAATTACGCGCGCTGCTCAGCCAGGCATTAACCGACCGCACGGATGATCGGGAGGTTATTTTCAAAGGTATCGAACAGTCGTACTATTACGAAGGATACGAGGCATAAATCTCAACGATACCGACTTATGACACAGAAACAAGCCATACAATTATTTGAGGAGCGCAAGGTGCGCACCGTATGGGATGACGCCTCCGAAACGTGGTATTTTTCGGTTATTGACGTAGTGGGCATTCTAACTGATAGCCCCGATCCAAAAAGATATTGGAGTGTACTAAAATCACGTATAAAAAAAGAGGGAGGGGGTGAACCTACTACAATTTGTAGTACCTTGAAAATGCCCGCCCCCGACGGAAAAATGCGTCTTACAGATGTTGCAGATGCACAGCAACTTTTCCGTTTGATACAATCGATTCCGTCCCCGAAGGCCGAACCGTTCAAACAATGGATGGCACAAATTGCCAGCGACCGTCTCGACCAAATGCAAGACCCGGAATTGTCCATTGAGCAGGCGATGATCGATTATAAGCGGCTGGGGTATTCCGACAACTGGATCAATCAGCGGCTGAAAAGTATCGAAGTCCGCAAACTTCTCACGGACGAGTGGAAACGTGGGGGCGTCGATGGTACGCAATATGCCACCCTTACGGACATTATCACGATGGAGTGGGCCGGACGTACCACGAAAGCCTACAAACGTTACAAAGGGTTGAAGAAAGAGAATCTGCGGGACAATATGACTAACGTCGAACTACTGTTGAACTCGCTGGCCGAAGCCTCTGCCACTGAATTGTCCCGGAACGAAAACCCGAAAGGCTTCAAGGCGAACGCCAACGTAGCCAAGCGGGGCGGCACGGTGGCCAGGGTTGCCCGGCAACAGCTCGAACACCAACTCGGACACTCCGTTGTATCGCCCCTTAATGCGCGGCAATACCTCGGAACGTTACCCGATAATCCGGCCTCCGAAACAGCCTATCTGACCTCGACAGAAAAGACAACAAAGCCCATTATTTGCGATGATTCCGAGGATATAAACAAATAGCAACCGCCCGGGATAGGGTGACCGTTTGCGTTGTATGTCCGTCCGATTGTCCAGGTGTTAAGGCGGCCCGGCTATTTGAGGCATATTGTTCGTTTCGTTCGAATATTCCCGGGATAAAACACCCGAAAGGCGCCGCAATTTGTCTGTTTAGTTCAATAAGACCCGACACAAACAAATATAAGCCAAGCCGACAACAAAGAAATAGCCGATTTGGCGGCTTTTATTCTTTGGGGCGACAGTTTCCATCCGCCGGGAGATCGTCGAAATTTCAGCATCCCAAAGCGCAAATAACGGACAAATACACCCGACAAAAGACAAAGAGAGCCGGGAATTATCTCGGCTCTCGTCATTTCGTCGTTATTCGGCACGCAGCGTGCCCCGTCATTCCTTTACTGCTACTGTCATTTTGCCAATGGACTGAATGATCGAAGCTGCGGCTTCGTCTACGGTGAAGGTGACGGCAGGAGTCTGTTTGATCTCCTTGCCGTTGGTGGTCACATCATGGCGGTCGGCAAGATGCAGAACACGCGACGCAATCGTCGGGTTGTACTGCTCACACATAGCACCCTCCAACTGATCGGATTCGATTCGCGCGCGCACGCGTGCACACACGACGGAAAACTCATCGAGCTTCTCGTATTCTCTGAATGTTTCCGGGATGATTCCGGCGAACACCGCAAAGCCGGATAATGTCAATGGGCGTTCATAAGGTACGGGAATAATAGAACCGTCGGCCAATACCTTGTTGCTGTATCGCGGATTCGCTTTCACCCATTCGACATACTCTTCGAACTTGGCTTCAAGAGCTTCGGGGGTATATGCACGAGGGCGGCCCACTTTCTTATTAAGGGTATTCATGTTATTATTCGTATTTTTTTCGACCTAATTTTCCGAGGCTGTTTTGAACCTTGACCCGCTTCTCCCCTTTGATGATGTCAACCACTGCAACTCTGGGCGCCGGCATTTCAAGCATAGCTTCGCGGATCATCGCTTTCATCCCTCTCATTCCGTCGTTGCGCTGGGGAAGATTCGATACTTGGATGGCGTTTCCGCCGCTTGCCACGTTCATGGCCGAGAGCATTGCGCCCCAGTCGTTGACAGCCTGGGCGGTCATCACAGCTTCGCCGTTGGATAACATTGCGGGGATGCTGTCCGAAGTTCCGGTGCCCGGGCCCGTGACAAGGCCGCCTTCCGAGAAGAACGAAGGGATGGCTTGTGCGAGCGTTGTCGCCGATGCGATCGCCGCCTGCGCTGTTATAATTCCTTTCTGTGTTGCAAACCATATAGGTCCCGCAATAGGTCCGAGTTGGAATGATGCAACCATCGCTTCCATTGTTGCTTTTTGAGCGTCGATGATGATTTGCGTCACGGCCAATGCCTGCTCTGCAATGGCGAATGCCTCAAGATCATCGCCCAACGCCCCGAATAAACCTCTTAGACTCCCAACTAACGAGGAGGCGGCCGCCAGTTCGTCCAGTTGCACTTTTATTGCCTGATTTTGCGAGGCGATAGACAGGTCGGTCGTTTTCTTAATTGCATCTTGCACATTGTTTTCTGCATCCAGTCGGGCCATCTCATAGGCTTGAATAGAACCGTATTGCGCACTCCATTGCTCCTCATCCATTTGTGAAATAGCGTCATATTTACTTTGAGCAATACGCAATTCTTCATTTGCAACGGCCTGCTGCGCTTTAATCCGTGCATCCTTGTCGTCCCCGATCAATCCTGCATAGTTCCTGTTTTTTACTTGCGCAAGAGATAGTTTGTCCATCTCTTCCTGGACTTTGATCCGCATCTTGATCCTGTTCTCCGCATTGCGGGCTTCTTCCTCGAACTCCTTATCGCTCCAACGCTGGCGGATTTCGGATTCCTCCTTATACCTGCGTTCCTCCATATTCAGGATCAGCTGGTTTATAGCCTCCCGGGATTCCGCAGTCAGCGTTTTGTCGTATTTGAGTTTGTTTTCCAGCTCTTGGCGTTCCCACGAAAAGCGAAGCCGGGAAAGTTCCAGGTCTTTTTCAAGGCTCGCTTGTCTAAGTTCAAGAATGGATTTTGATAATTGCTTCTCTAAATCGAGCTGTGTCCTGGCGGCTTGTCGTGCTATTTTATTAGCAGCCTCTTGCGCCTTCTCATTCGTTCGTCCAAGTTCTTTTAAGCGTTTGATCTCATTCTCAACAGCTTCGGCCCTTTTATTCCGTGAAATGATTTCGTCCTCCGTGGTTGCGATCTCCTTGTTTATATCGGCAAGTTCTTGTTCCTTTCGCTTGATTAAATCCTTGATGGCCTCCCCTTGCCCATTGATGTCATCTGTACTGATCTTGTACATATCCATCAATGTTTTCATCGCTATTTTGTTTGCAGAAAGGGCTTCGTTATACCGATCCGTAGCATCTCGCACTTTATTCAGCGTGCTTTCCAGTTCATTGGAAACCTCTACATATTCACTCACGACCGGACGGTTCCCGGCCATAGTCGTCCGAGTTTTTGTAGTGTTCTCATTGAACATCCGGTATATTTCCTGCGCACGCTCTTTCAATTCCGGAATTTCACTATTTAACCCGGCACGAAACTCGGTAAAATAAGCGATCCCGGCCTCCCGGCCGAATTTTTTAATAAACTTATCCTGCACGCCTTCGAAGGCTTTGTCCATCGTTTTACCGTATTCTTCGGCGGCATTGGCATTGGATTCCTCCAAACCCTTAGCAATAGCGGCCGCCGTAATACTGCCTGCAAGGGCATCATAAGCCGCCTTTTGGTCCTCCAAATTCCGTATCTCCTCCTTTTGGTTGGAAAGATAGTCCCCGTATTTATCCTCTATGACTTTGCGGGCGGCGGCATATTCGGCTGTACCCTTTTTTGCCTCACGGAGGGCGTCAAACTCCCGCTTCAACTCTGATCGGCTGTTTTCAATGGCCCGGTTGAGGTCTTGCGTATATTGAGCAACATCCGACAACGCATTACCTGCGCTAAACAATCCCTTTACCCACGCCCCGATCTCTTTCCCGTAGGCCGTCAGCAGGGTAATGCCCACGACCAAAGCCGTCTGCCAGGAAAAGATAGACGAAATAACCTGCCGGAACACCGGGATCGTCATTTTCCCCTCGGCTCGCAACGCTTTATTATTGGCCGAAGCTCTCTTCAGTTCATCGGCAAGCATCGGCAGGTTGTTGGAAATCGCCAGAAAAAACTGCTGGGCGGACATCGTGAGCGACGGAAGTTCCCGGGCCACTTGTTGCACCTGGAAAGAAAGCGGACTAAGCGCACTTGCATAATTGCCGACATTGGACCGGAAATTCAGCAAATCCTGCTCGGCCTTGTTCACCTCCGTTTGCATATTGCGGACTTGTTCGGCCATCTTCATTCCTTTTGCCGATTTGCGGTCAGCTTCGGAGAGTGCATAATACTCTTTCGTCAACTTCGAAATATCGTTCCGGAGTTTATTAACGGAGCCATCAAGCTGCGCATCCTTCTTGACCTGTTCGTTGATCTGCTTCATGTATTGACGCTGCGCATCGGTATTATCCCGAATTACGGCTTTATACCGGGCCATCTTCTCGTAATAATCTGCATCCTCTTTCTTGAGGTTCTTAATAGACTGCCGGGTCTCATCTATTACCTTTTGCGCCTCTGCCCAGCCTTTGATAAGTTTCGAGTATTCGATCTCGATTGTGATGATCTTGTGAATGGAATCCTGTGCCATATATCCTCATATGGATTAAATAATTAACAATCTATTTTATACTAACCCAGCGCTCCGTGTCCCGGGTTATTCCCCGCTTCTGCTCGTCCGGTAGGAGCGGCTGAGAGGCGGATATACGCCCCCATCTACCGCCCCAAAAATAAGGACCTTTCGATTTGGAGACCTCAAAACCACATAACCGTCCGTCATGCCCGAACAGTTTCAAAACCGTCGCATTGTCGGTCGTAATGCTGGCCCCCTTCGCCGGAACCGATATTTGCCGGATAGCATTGATCTGACCGTCTCGATTTCTCTGATATACAACGGCGACTAAACGCTGCGGGACACGCCCCGCCAAAGACGCAAGACGGCCCAAGAAGCCATCGCCAGGGCAATCCACGTATTGCAATGATACGATGTATTTCCCCAAACGGATCTGCCAATCGTCAGACCCTCCGGCAGCGATTTGATTCCGGATGCAATACTCCGCGTAGATTTTAGCTTCTTCTTTCATAATATTTTGATATTTAATAGCTTATCTTTTTTGAAGTGATATTTGAAGTCGTGATTGTATTTGACCCCGAGTTTCCGATCCGTGTCCACAATAAGCTGCATCAACTGCCCTCTCGAATAGCTTATATGAACCTCGGAATCGTCCCGCTGGCCGCCTCTGCGTTTTTCTTTTGGATTTATCCTGCTCATTCCCCCGTTTTTAGTACCTTTGGCTTGCGAGAACCAAGTACAGGGGGCGGGCCCTTGTTTTTAAGGATAGACGGCACAAAGCCCATCTATCCTATTTTTGGGCCAGCCTTGCAAACCTCAACAGAGCCTCGGCAATATCTACAGCCTTATCCGGCGTGAAAGTAACGACCGCTTCGGGTGTATCCTCATCACCGCCGTATTCAACAAGAAAATACACCTCTGACGGATTAGGTTTGCGATTTACGGTCACTTCGGCAACTCCGACCGTAAGGGTTGCGCCGTCGTGCTTGAATGATTTGCACGGCATTTGTGCCGTCTTTTTCTTGGGCTGTGTCATAATTATGCGTGTTTAACAAGTTAAAAATGCTTATTTATTTTACTCGTTTCTGCCACATTAGGGCGTTTATGATATGCTTATTTCAACGGCTGGGTATCAGACACGGAAACTCCCCGCCTCGAATCCGTTTGCCATATAAAAGGCGATTTTCTCGAATTTGTCGCCGAATTTTGTAAACTCGTCCCGCAATGGCGGGTAAAACATCTGTTTTTTCATATCCTGTTTCTGAATTTTCGATTATCTCCCCCGCCGTGGGTACTTGTTCCACTTGGGTATTTTCATGCGCTTAAATCGCAAACACTCTTAAAACGGTTCGCCGTCCGTTTGGGGGGGGGCGCCGTGCTTTCATAGTCCGCAATACGTGTAATACTTTCGTTGTGCCGGAAAATCACGCACCCCGTCGCCCCCTCCCGGTTCTTGGCGATATGCAGCAGCCCGACGCCCTCGGCCGGAATGGTCCCATATCGTCCCGCGTCTATCTCGGTCCGGCCGTACATTGCAGGACGGTCGATGAAGGCCACGATATCGGCGTCCTGCTCGATGGCGCCAGATTCCCGGAGGTCCGAAAGCATCGGGGTTTTATCGGTTCGTTCCTCTATTTTGCGCGACAACTGCGACAACAAGATAACCGGAATATCGAGTTCCTTTGCGAGCAGTTTTGCCGAACGGCTGGGGGCGGGCGGCCTCCCCCCCCCCGGGGGGGTCGCGC